TACCAGGGTAGGGTGCACAAAGCTTACCACGCTCAAGCGGATACCTATCCCTACTATTACTCTTGAGCAACGAGTTACTTTCGCTATCAAGTGCGCGCTGCATGTCTATGAGGAGCCGTCATGGGTAGCATGGGCGCAAGCGTGGCTAGCTAATACAAATCGTGCTGATGCTGATGCTACTGCTCGTGCTGCTTATGTTGCTGCTGCTTATGCTGCTTATTATGCTGCTGATGCTGCTGCTGCTGCTTATGCTGCTCGTGCTGCTGCTCGTGCTGCTGCTTATGCTGCTGCTGCTCGTGCTGCTGCTTATGCTGCTGCTGCTGCTGATGCTGCTGCTTATGCTGCTGCTGCTGATGCTGCTGCTGACGCTGCTGACGCTGCTGACGCTACTGCTCGTGCTGCTGCTCGTGCTGCTGCTCGTGCTGCTGCTGCTGCTGCTCGTGCTGCTGCTCGTGCTGCTGACTTTGTCTTCGTCGGTCTTATCGCTAAAGAGGTATGCAATGTCTAACCCCCCCATCCGCAAACCCGCAGAGATCGAGCTGCGCTTTAGGCTTGAGCAAGACCCTTTGACCTACCTCGCCATGGGCAACGGCCACTCCATCGGCCATGGCGCTCCCGCAACCGATATCGTGCGCGCCAGCGTCTACACTTGCTGCTACCTTTGGATGCTGGCGCACCCCGATTTCCGGCCTGCCGCGGACATGCGCGAGACGTGTCTGGAGTACGCCCAATGGCTGCTCGAACCAGACGCGCTCGCGCTCTTGACGGCGGGTGCCCGCACCGCTGACACCTTCGACCTCGATAGCCCGCGCCTCGCCGATTTCGAGCGCTCGTTCCTCAAATCCCTCCCCTTGGCCGCACGCGGGCCCATGAAGCTGCAAGCAAAGCTCCCCAAGGGCCTCTGGACGGCCATCAAGGCCGCCTATGGCTTCCGGCACGGGGCAACCGATGAGGGTCTCACGCGCCTTCTGCTGGCCTGCCTGCGGCATGCCCGGGCGGTAAGAACGGAGGCAGACAGCGAGGAAGACGCTTAACCCATCTCTAACCTATTAAGCCTAGACTTGCTACTAGAAGGGAGATAAGCATGACTTGGATAACCAATGACAGGGCTACAGCTAAGCAGCTTTGGGACGTAGACAACGTTCTCGAAGCGGTTTATGCGGATATCCTGAAGCACCCTACCAAGGGTGCTAAGCATCTGCGCGAGGCTAAGAAGGCACATGCTAAAGCCTGCAAACGGATAAAGACTAAACGGGGGAGCAATTAGGATGAAGCCCAGGCACAAAGTAGGCAATTACCTATGGCGGACGTGCACCCCCGCCGGACCTTGGATTGGCGTCGTCCTTTACGTCTACGACCATTGCGAGCACATGGTGCACTACGACCTTAACAAGGTCCGCGTGAAGCAAGAGCAATGGGACGATCACTGGCGCTATCAGCCTACTAAAGAAGGGAGCTAAACATGAGCCTGCATCTCGCTACACTTCCGAGCCTGCCTAAGTGGCAAGTGAAGGTTAGAACAGTATGGTTCAACGGCAAGCACGTCGCTTCCGTTGCAATCCCTACCTCTCACGGTATGCTAACCATGAACAAGGAAAACGCCGATGAGCAAGAGGCGGTCAAACTCGTGCTCATCGCCATCGAGGACTTAATAAACCGCATCCAATTCCCATATCCAGAGAAGCTAAGCTAAACCTCTTGACATCCTTCGCGACATAGAAGAGTGTAGGGGCTATCTCAACCAGTCTAAACTTTAAGGAGCCTACCATGGCAAAACGTCCTACTGTTACCCAGTATGAAGATACTACCGATGAAACCGAACAGTTGGAGACTGTCCGTCCCACACGTCGCCGCATCCAGGTTCGGCGGCCGGAAGAGATGGCGGGCTTGACTGTCTCCCTACTCGTTCCTAACGCTTACCTCAAGCCACTTATGCGCGCCTATTTCGAGGACGAGGACGCCACGCGGCAGGGGCGGAAACTTCCCGAAGCGACCATGGTTCGCCGTCTCCTTATCAAGGGCCTCAGCGAGCTGACTGGCGATAGCGAGGAAGAAGTGACGGAGGAGCTGGCGAAGGCCGAAGCCGAGGAAGCCGAGAGCATCCAGACGCACCGCGATCGTCACGGACTGTAGCAGCTAAGCGAGACAAGTTGCAGAGGGAGGGGTGGTCTTGCGGGAAAGGCCGCCCCTAATTTTTAGGGGGACTAAACCATGTTTCTACTAATCGTCATCGGCTGCATAGCCGTTATCGGCATCCTTCAGGCCATGGAGCCCGAGCCCGTGCGCGATCCTGAGCACGACGCGAAGGTGGAGGACTACTGGCGGCGCAAGCTCGCCCGCACGAGCCCGCTGGAGCCCCTTTACCCCGAGGAAGAGCTACCCCCGCGGGGTGCCCTCGCAAGGGCCTTCCTGGACCGCGCCAGAGCCGCTAGGCACGCGCGCAAGCAAGCAGCTGCCCAATGATTTGGCTATTAACCGTTTGTTTCATCGTTGCCGCTATCTTGCTGGCTAGCGAATATGAATCGGGAGGCTGGGGTGCAGATTAACTTCAATCATCCTTTTTGGGAACTTGTTAGGGTTAAAGAGGTAGATGACTGTTGGGAAAAGCCCACTAATGTTGATAAGTCTTCCGGCTATGCTCGATATAGGCCCCATTGGAAAGGCAAGAGCTATGTCGCTTCCAGGTTTGCAGCATGGCTTGCTGGACTTGTGGATAGCCCAGACGCACCTAAAGATAGGAAAGGTACGGGTTTCGTTCTGCATAAATGTGATAATCGGATATGCTGCAACCCATATCACTTTATTATAGGCACCTATGGGCAGAACTTGGCTGATTGCTGGAACAAAGAACGTCGCGAGATAGGGGACAAAGATGAGCAAGGGAAGTTTTTCGATTTGGGTAGGCGACATAGAGAGTACCTTCTCAAATGAGCATACACTTAGGAAACTATCTATCGAGGAGTATATTAGGCACCCTAAGTTTGAACTTATTGGGCTTGGAATCAGGAATACAGAAACTGGATGGGAAAGTTTCCTAACTGGGAACGATGTAGGTCATTGGCTCAAAGAACATAGGCACATTGGGTTTATTGCTCATCATGCGCAGTTTGACTTATTTGCGCTTAGTCATTTGTTTGACTACCAGCCTAGCTTTATCTTTTGCACCCTCTCTATGAGCCGCGCACTCTACCAGCATCTTCCTAGCCATAGCCTCGATAAGCTGGTAGCCCATTTCAACTTAGGCACTCCCAAGACCGTTCCCTATAACGAGTTCCGGGGGAAGACGCTGGCGGAGATCGACGCGCGGCTGATGCGAACTATTGGTGACGGGTGCCTTCATGACCTTTTTCTAACCCATCAGCTTTACGAACTCTTGGTCCACCAGATGCCCGCTGACGAGCTAGAGCTAATAGACGAGACAATCAGGCTCTATACCGAGCCAGTGCTTGTTGGCGATGTGCCCTTGCTCACTGAGGCCCTGACAGAGGCCATAATCGCTCGCGAACATAAGATGTACGAGCTTGGACTTACAGACAAGGTGCTCAAATCTGACGCCAAGTTCGCTACGCTCCTACGTGGCTGTGGGATCGAGCCCCCCACTAAAATCTCAGCTACTACAGGCCGGGAAGCGTTCGCGTTCGCTAAGACGGACTTAGACTTTCAAGCCTTACAGGAGCACCCTAATGAACGAGTTCGCGATCTTGTCGAAGCAAGAGTTGCTGCAAAAACTAGCATTCATGAAACTAGGGCAGGTAGGCTGCTAGGTACCGCCACTAGGGGTACTGTTCCTTGCTACCTTAAATACTATGGGGCTCATACAGGCCGGTTCTCAGGAGGTGATAAGTCTAATCTGCAAAATCTCCCAAGAGGGAGCAAGCTTAGGAGTGGGTTGCTTGCACCCAATGGGTACACACTTGCTTGGGGCGACCTTTCGCAGATCGAGTGCAGGATAACCGCTTGGCTTGCAGGTTGTGAAACTCTTTTAGCTGCCTTCGCGGAAGGTAGGGACGTGTACAGCGAGTTTGGCGAAAAGGCGTTTAAGTGTGAGGTTAGCCGGGAGGTTAATAAAGACTTAAGAACCTTAAGTAAAACCGTGATCTTGGGGGCCGGTTATGGTTTAGGGAAAGAAAAGTTTGCTTATTACCTTAAGTCGCAAGGCCAAGAAGTTGACCGGCTTACTAGCGATATGCTCATAGATGAGTTTAGGAGACAGTATAGAGAGATACCTAAACTTTGGAGGGATTTGGATAACCTACTGCGACATATGCGTTCTGGTTTTCCAGAAGAAATAGGAGTTGGCCCTAATGGCGGCAACACTGGGCCTTGCGTGGCTATTGGTCGCAAAATCATCGGCCCTAACGGTCTTTTCCTCGACTACGAAGGTAAAGACCTAGATAAGATATGGGGCGGTACAATTACGGAGAATGTGGTTCAGTTCTTAGCTAGGATCGTCCTTACAGATGCGTGGTTGAAAGTCCGGCGCGAGTTCGCCGCGCGGGCGGGCTGCCGCGTCGTGACCTCCACGCATGACGAGCTTGTCTGTTGCGTGCCCTTGGCGGATAAGCAATGGTGCCTCGATATGCTTGGCACGGCCTTGGTGACGGTGCCCGAGTGGGCTCCTAACTTGCCTTTGGCCGCGGAACTTTTTAGTGGGGATAGGTATGATAAAAGTAGCAGTGAGGCTATTAGCCGAACGAGCGAGGAAAACTAATCAGGCTTTCACCGAGCTTGAGGACGGCAGTATCCTCATGTCGCCTGAGCAAATAAACACACTGCTCAGACTCGGAAAAGAGGCAGGAGCTAGGAACATGGTAGACTTCGTGCTAGGGATGATTGTAAGCAGCCGATTAACTAGGGGGAGACAATGAGGATTAACGGGATAGACCTAGAGCCTTTTAGCAAGCAACAGCGTAGGATACTTGTCCTATTAGGCTTGTACTCGCCACGGCTTATGACAATAGGGGAGCTTGTCGAGTGTGCCTACCCTGATCCCGATCTTGAACCAACTGAAGCCGAGGACTGTGTGCGCTCTAGCATTAGGCGTATGCGGCCTAAGCTTCATGGCTGGACCATTACTGGCGTATGGGGTAGGGGCTATATTTTGGAGCGTACTCAATGACAAGCTTGCTTCCTTGGTCTTACACCAAGCTTACCACGTTCGAACGCTGCCCTAAGCTTGGACATGCCCGCTACATCTCTAAGACTCTCCCCTATGTGGAGAGCGAGGCTGCCAAAGAAGGCAACCGCGTACATGCCGCTATCGAGCACTATGTACGAGACGGGGTTGCCCTACCTAAAGACCTCGAATGGGTGACGGACTTCATACCAAGTAAGAAGTACGAGGAAGACATTATCTGCATAGAGCGTTGGTTCAACTTCGATGAGCAAAATCAGCTTACCCACTCTAAGTCTTGGTTCACAACTAAGATCGACTTCCTTCAAATCGAGGGTGGGGATATTGCTTGGATTTTAGATTGGAAGACCGGGAAGCCTTGGGAAGACCCGGACCAGCTTAGCACCTACTCTGTAGCAGTCAAAGCTCATTACCCGCGAGTAAGGCACTGGCGAGGGATGTATATCTGGCTAAAGGACAGGAAGGTAGGAGAGGTACATACCTTATCACCTGGGCAAACTTTTCATAGGCTCGTTGAGCGGGTGAAGGCTGTCGATACGAGCGATACAGCTAAGAAGAATCGTTTGTGCGGCTATTGCGATCTGACAAGTTGCAAACATTGGACTGGGAAGAAAGGGAATGGATAAAGAGTCAGACTTCCTAGAGGATAAAGTTAAAAAGGCTCTTAAGGCCGTTCTTAAAGGTTGGGGATGCTACCAGTTTTGGCCTGTTCAGTCTGGGATAGGTGCCCACACAGTTGATTGCCTCGCTTGTATCCCCATTAAGGTCACTAAGGAGATGGCGGGCACCACGCTAGGCGTGTTCGTCGCTATCGAGACGAAGCGCACTAAGATTGATGAACCTACGGGGGCGCAAGGTGAGGTGCTAAGACAGGTAAGCAAGGCAGGCGGGGGTGCGGCACTTGTGCATACCGTCCACGACATGGAGATTGAAGACGGGCTGATTAGGGCAATCGAAGAAAGGGAACCGGAAGTATGGGTAACAGTGGGAGCGAAGAAGTAGGAGCTTTGGCCCGTGCCTAGCATCTCCATGGACATAGCGGACTATCCGTACCCTGGACCTTGGGCACCGATGGAGAACCAACGGCTTAGGGTTGAGTTCCTCCTAAGCCACCAGTATGCGTTCGATTTAAGTGAGACGCGGACGGGCAAGACGGCTACGGCTATCTGGGCGGCTGATTATCTAATGAGACAAGCGGGCGGGAGTATCCTAGTTCTCGCACCTAAGACAACGCTTACAACAGTTTGGGAGAAGCATTATGCTAATTTGGTCGGGGATAGCGGTATCTCTTACTACGTTCTATCTGGTAGTAATGCTACACGCGCTAAACAAATATCCGAGGCTTCGGGTTGCGCTTTCATATCTAATTATGAGTGTCTGTTGTCTACTGCTGTGCGCAATGCTATACATGCCTCTGACATACACACGATAGTGGTAGATGAGTGTAGTAAGTTCAAGCACTACAAGCACCACAAAGGAGACAGCCAGTCTCTACATACTGGCCTTCGTGAAATCGCTATAGATAGGAATGTTTGGGGATTAACCGCTACGCCTATGGCGAATAGCCCCATGAATGCTTATGGGGTAGCCCGGGCAATCCGGCAGGACTATCGCGAGGCCATGACCCGGTTTAGGAACCGGACGCATACCCACGTAGATCAGTTTACTTGGGTGCCTACAGAGCATGCTGTTGAGGCTGTGTACAATATCCTTCAACCATCTATCAGAGTCTTAAGAGAGGACTGCTATGCAATTCCCGATGCAACCACTGAGCGGCGACTTGTCGGCCTTGGAAGCGACGCTGAAAAAGCGTACAAGCTTCTTAGAAAAGAAGCCTACATTCAACTCGGCGGAGGAAAGTCTATTACTGCTGTACACGAAGCTTCTCTTAGAAATAAGCTTCTTCAGATTGCAGGCGGAGCTGCTTACACAAGCGATGGAAGCTTCGCCTTCGATCCGGGAGAGCGAGCAAGAGAAGTCCTAAATATCCTAGAGAATACGGATGATAAGGTAGTTATCCTTGTTCCCTATCGGAACCAGTTGGAGCTTGTTAAGGAGTTTGTAACTAAAGGTCACCTAAGTACAGGTGTGGATAGAAACGTAACCAAAGCGGGGTATACGTGCGCGTGCATCCACGGCGATGTGAGCGCGAAGGAGCGGGGGCGAATCATTGACTTGTTCGAGCGCACGAGGCACCCCCGCGTGCTTGCGGCGGACCCGCGCACATTGAGTCATGGGGTTGAGCTTTCAGCTGCGGGAACAGTTATTTTTTACTTGCCCGTAGACAGCAACGAGGTATATCGTCAAGCATGTGATCGGCCCATTCACCGGGGGCAGACGAAGGGCGTATCGATCATCCAGTTATGCGGAACCCCCGAAGAAGCTAAGATTTATGATCGCTTGGAGAAAAGACAGTCTCTCCAAGGCGTGCTACTGGAGTGCCTAAGTGATGCCAGCCGACAAGATAGGGATAGATAAGCTTAGGGAGTTGCTTACCTATGAACCGGAAACCGGGGATATTAGGTGGAAGGTAAAGAAAGGAACAAAGGGTAGGCCGGGTAAACTAGCCGGGTCTACACACAAAGATCATGATACTTATTACCTTCGTGTCATGATAGACTATAAGGGATACTGTGGGCACCATATCGCCTTCGCACTCTACTATGGTAGGTGGCCCGATAGGGTGGACCACGAAGACCACAACGGGCTTAACAACAGGATAAGTAACTTAAGAGAAGCTACTGCGTCGCAGAATCAGCATAATCGCGGAGCGCAAAGAAACAATAAGCTGGGGGTTAAGGGCGTGCATGTGCAGCGGGGTGCCTATGTAGCACAGATATACCTGTACAATAAGCATATTTACCTTGGTAGGTACAAGACTATAGAAGCAGCTAGTAGGGCATACCAAGAAGCAGCCATAAAGCTACATGGCGAGTTTGCTAGGGTAGCTTAGAAAGAAGGGGAACATGGAAGAGCCGCAATATGACCTAACAGAGACTATCGAGGCTTGGAGGTCTCTGAGGGACGATGTTAAGGAACGGGAAAAAGCTTTTGAGGAGTCCCTAGCTGAGGATAAGACTACAGTTAAAGAGCTTGAGGGTATGGTGCTTGCTAAGCTCCATGAACTTAGGCTTACCTCTGTCAAGATCGACGGCAAGGGTACCGCCTATACCTCCAAACGCACTTCCGCGAAGGTTGAAAGTCCCGAAGAGTTCTTTGGGTTCGTACTGGAGACTGGCCGGACGGAGCTGCTGGAGGCTCGCGCGAGCAAGAAGGCAGTCGAAGAGTACATAGAGGCGGAAAAGGTACCGCCTCCAGGGATACGTGTAGAGGTAGCGGAGGGGCTAAATTTTAGGAGCAAACAATGAGCTTAGAAGAACTAAAGGAACCTCAACAAGAAGCTACTAACAAGTTTGTTAATCAAGTTCGCGCTACGGTTGATGAGATCGCGGTGAAGAACTTGGGGGTTAGCTTTATCGTCCTAGCAATTAGCCAGCAAGGACAGATGATAACAGTTAGCACCAATACCCTCCCTGATCCCCTTACAAGGATAAACCTTCTAGCTGAGGCTATTAAAGCGGAAGGTATGAACTTGCAACAAGTGCTGCACCAAGCCGCGCACGCTGAAACTGTGCGACTCGTTCAAGAATCTATCAAAGCTATGACTAAGAACTAAACAGGAGCAAACATGCAAATACCCACCCATCTCGCTAAGTTCGCACAGAAATTTAACTCCGTGAGCCAGTTCGCAATGCCGCAAGGCCAAGCGTTCCCACGTATCTCCATCGGCAAGGAACGGTTTACTGCCGTCGATGCCGAAGGCGAAGAGACGCTGCTTGGCCTCGACAATTTCGAGTTTGTCACCGTGGCGAGCAACCCGGCCACCTCGAAAATTCACTTCGACGGCCCTTATGTGCCCGGTAGCGATACCCCGCCCGATTGCTACTCGCACAATGGCTATTACCCGGATGTACGCTCGTCGGCACCCCAATGCGAATCGTGTACATTGTGCCCGCATAACCGTTGGGGCTCGGCAAAGTCCAACATGACGGGCAAGGATATCAAAGCCTGCCAGGACTTTAAAATGCTCGCGGTGGAGCCTTTGCACAATGAAGTCCAAGGGGTGCACCAGTTTCGCATTTCTCCCGGTGCGCTTAAGAATTGGAGCCGTTACCTCAACGAGCTGCGTAAGATCGGCGCGGAGTGTGGGCTCTCCGAGCTAACCCCCGATCTTGTTATTACTAGGGCTAGCTGGGCTGACAAGAATGTCATGGGCTTTGAGTTCGTTGACTTCCTCGATGAAGACCTGTGCGTTTATGTTGCCGAACTCAAAGAGGCTAACGAGTTCGAGAGCTGGATTGGCCTTGATAGCCAGTCTCAAGCATATCCCACAATTGCGGCGCAGCCGCGTGAACAGCATCAACGGCTGGCGGCACCCGCCAAGCGGCCTGACCCCGCGGCTGTCCAGGAGGCTGAAGTAATCGAGGAAAAGCCCGCACGATCACGCCCACGTTCAAGGACGGAAGCGCTTGAGACGGCAAAGGAGCCTGTAGGCCGGTCAAGCAGGCATTCGCGCGGGGAAGACGAGCCCGTTCCTGGCAAGGCCCTCGCCGAGGCGCGCGCCCTTGGTGCCCGGCAAGGTGAGCGTAAGCTGACACCCGTCGAGATTGCCCAGCAACGCGCGCGGGCGAGCATGGGCCGCTCGTAAACTCTCCCTGACAGCCTGAGGGGGGCCAGTGGCCCCCTTATTTTGTCGAGGGGGGAGAGATGGACGGGCATGAGTTAGCACGGTTCTACAGCGCGTTGTGGGGACCGGCCGGGCATCGCTGCTTGGCGCAGCCTTACCCAAGTGGCAAGGGGTTTCAGCATTTTTGGGGGGCTACTACGGACGAGCTGCTGTCTACCCATAAGTACCGGCTACGGCACCCGTCCATGTTCCATAGTGTAGCCACGTACCGGAGAGTAGACGCGGGGGACAGGCTTAAGGAAGGGGTAAAACTAGGAGAGCTAAGGCGGTTTAAGCAGCTAGTTCTGTGGAGCAAGTGTGGACATAACGAGATAGACATCAGAGAAGGGGAGGACAGCTATGCTGACATTGACGGAGTTATGCGAGGAATTGAACCTCTTGAAAATGAGCTTAACCAGAGAGCTATCGTTATCTGGAGCGGAAGTGGAGTCCATCTCTATTGGCCTTACACCCAGGGGGTTGACAATAACACTTGGTGGAGTGATTGTCTTTATCGAGAAACGTTATTTCGACGCTTCGAAATCAAAGGACATGACAGCCCGGTTGCAAGAGATCGCACCCGGTTACTTCGTGTGCCAGGGTCTATCAACGAAAAGTACCAGCGACCAGTTGAGCTTATTAGATGGCATGATTGCGAACGAACCCCAAGATACATCCCGCAAATAGCCATAGACCTTACTGAGGAAGACCAGAAGAACCAAGACCGGCGTTACAAGCACCTAACGCCGGAGCTTGTCTTGGATCATTGTGCCCAGCTTCGTCAGCTTAGGGATAACCCTGAGAGACAAACTTACAACGAGTGGCTGGGCTGTGCTTCAGTGCTTAGGCGCGTGCCTGGGGGCCGGGAGAGGTTCCTAGAGTGGAGCGCTAAGGACAAAGAAAGGTTCGACTACGATGTTGCGGAAGAAAAGATGGACTCACTTACGGGTCAAGACGCGCAAACATGCGAGAGATTTCTGGAAGCTAGCGTCAGTAGTGCGTGCGAGGGGTGTAAAGCGTGCGGGCGTTCTACGAATCCTCTTAAGGAATCGTTGCAGGGTATACAATCGAGTCTTCCTATTATCGAACCGGCCGATATCCCGCTCCCGGAAGGCTATAGCCACCTCAACGGTAAAATCGTCGTTGGGCAGAATAACCCAGTCCTCAAAGGCCAAAATGGGCTACCGGTCGCCTCCACCCCGTTCATGGTCGATGGCCTCTACATCGATGAGGCGAGCCATGCAAAGACAGTTCTTTTGCGCTACCTCGAAAGTAACGGGAAGGAATGGAAAACGATCTCAGCACCTCAGAGCAAAGCTCTATCTCAACCGATGCAATGCTTTGGCAACCATCTTGCAATAACCGATAGGGCTAGAGCCTACATTTTCGACTCACTCAGTTGTTATGAGCGGCGTATCATGGACGAAGGAAGAGACAGCCTACTCCCCGTAGTTAAGTACATGGGCTGGCATAAGAGTACCAAGGGTGAGTATTGCTTCAACTACGGGGACAAGGTAATAAGCGAGAAGGGAGTATATAGGGTAATAGTTGATTCTAGCAACCCTAGAATGAGTGAGCTAACTAACTTGATGGAGGTGGGGGAAAATGAGCCGGCCACAATTGAGCGCCTGTATCAAGACTGGCAAGTGCTGGCATGTGAATATGCTCATGACGCAAGTGTGCCCATGGGTTGCAAGGTATTCTTTCTCCTTGGGTTCGTTGCACCTACCGTGCGGCTTATTGCGGAAGGCCATCAATTCGGCGGACTTGTTGCCAACATCTGGGGAGAAACCAGTTGGGGAAAAACCCTTGCCCTCACAGCCGCAACCGGCATCTACGGACGGCCGAAGCTGATCCTCCCAATCAACATCTCCGAAGCCGCACTCTACCATGCTATAAGCTGCACCCCGAACCTCCCTATCTGCATTGACGAGTTCACGTCCTCGCAAATCGTCAAGGGCGGGGCCAAGGCCATTCACGATTTCGTGAAGTCATTCGCGGATGGCAGCTCGCCAGCGAGAATGAACGCGGACGGCACCCCCCGGCCGTCGAAGAGTTGGAACACGCTGGCGTTGACTGCGGCGAACGAGCGCTATGTGGACCTCATGCGAGCCCATGGAGGCCAGGACGATGTGCGGGCGGCTGAGATGCGCGTCGTGGAGCTGCCGCTGCCGGGGGCCGAGGAGAAAGCGCATATGGATTGCCTGAGATCGCAGGACTACAGCGCGTTTTCGAGGCTCTGCGGGCTCGCTGGGCCGCGCTGGGTGCGCCATCTGTGCAAGCCGAGCGTCCAGGCGAGCCTCAATGCGTTCGTCGCGGGCTATAAGTGCGACCAACTGCCACAGGAGGCCCGGTACCTCGTGCGGCTGGCTGCGCTCATGGAGTGGACCATGAAGGAGCTATGGAGCGAGTCCCGGCCGATGTGGCTTGAAGATGGGTGTTTGGGAATGGTCAAGTTCCCAGCTAGGGAGGTCATGGACTATTACTTTGAGAGCCAGGTAGGCCATACGAAAGAGAGCAAGGCGGTGCATGCGTTGCCCGCTATTCAGCAATCGATCCTTAACTTTTTGGATGATAATAAAGACAAGTGCGCAATCTATAATAGCTACCCAAAGGGGGAAGTAGCCGCACAAAGGCGCATGAAGGAGATGCGCCCGACGAACGACGACTTGCCTAGAATTAGGAACGGGGAGGCTACTAACAGCTTCGTCACTGATATCAGGATGCACTATATTCCGCATAACGCTTTGATGTCGTACCACAATAAGCGTATGGGGACTAGGGGCTTTACGAACGAGATAGAGAGGCTATTAAAAGAAGGGGTGACGAAGAAAGTCTTGCACAGAGTTAGCGGTTACATTAACTATGAACGTGGTGAGGAGCCTTGTTGGAGGTTTCCTAGAGACGTAATAGAGAAATGGATGAGGGGGTGAGTTTGCCAGGATTAAGTAGCTTTAAGCTCCAGAGTTGCTTTGTATTCCGCTTCCCTCGCGTCTCTCAAGCGGTATAAATGAGGTTGCTCCGCGCGGATTGCACGCAACGCGGCAAGGTGGTCCCTTTGGACCTCCTTCGCCTTCTTGGCGGTATAGGAGATTTCATCGCGCTTGAAGTCCTGAAGCATGAACAGCTCGCGCCACCTCGATTGCTCCTTAGCCCAGATGGTCCCGCAGAACTTAGCAGGCAAGGAAATAATCTGCTCTACCTGCCGGAAGCATTCGAGCTGCACCCGCGAGAATCGCGCTTCCTTGTCCCGCTCGAGCACGTCGCCTACGGTAGCCGCGAGATATTGGGCAGAAGGCTTGGCAGCCTTGCGGGCACCCCCGCAACAGGGACAGGTGCCCTCAGCGGCCTCTAGGGCTTCCAGGTCGATGATATCTAAAGGTTGAACGGTGCACATGGCTTTACTCCTTAGGGAGTATATAGCCTACTTATAGCGAAATTGCAACCCATACCCGTGCCTTTGGAGCTTAGGGAGTTTCTTCTTAAGGCAAAATCCAACATCATTCCTGAACATCATAGAATTGGGGATGTGGATTTCCTTGACGTTCGCATAGGCATTATCGGATGCCTCTTTGATCGTCGCCCCGTGGCCGGTGATGCAGCACACGTTGTCCCCGGCCGTCACCCACTCGCCCTCTCTTGTCTTCTTCATCTGGTAGGGGTGGTGGTGAAGGTTGTCCTCGGAAAACCCAAAGACGGGTATCCCGTTGACTTCCTTACCCGTTAGATGAGAATAAGGAAAGTCTGGAATAGCAAGTACAACACCGCAAGTAACAACGTTGGGCTTAAAAGTAGGAGCGCGATGGTGATAGAGATTTTCAACGAAGTCTCCTTTGTTAATGGAGACTTGGAGTTGAAAGCACGGCCATCCCGGACGGCAAGTGAACTCAAGCGGGTACACTTTGCCATTGTTAGCTACAATACAGTTGAGGTTAATAAAGCCACAATACCTGTGACTGCGTAAGTGCTCAGTAAGAGGAGTGAGAACACTATCAGCGAAGGGTGACGATCTAAAAGCGGCATTAATCGTTCCCATCTCCCCTGTAGCAGGGCCGATATCGCCAGCCAGGAACTTCTTATGCTCAAAGGACTCATGGAAAGGTCCACTCCATCCCTCACCGTCGAACCAGCCTTCTGCACCGAATTCTATCCCCTCTATGAAGTCTTGTAGCATAAACTGCTGCTTAAGCTTACCAAGCTTCTTCCAGCGTTGAAGCATGTATACCATGTCTTCGGGTGACTTGGCAACGTAAGTCAGTGATTTGTCGTCTTGATCGTTACCGAATGGTTTGGACACAAGACGTGTGTCTCGCTTTTGCACGTAGGCGATGGCTTGGCCGTAGTCGGAGAAGACTTTGTAGGGGGCCACAGGAATAGCATAACGAGCAAGCAAATCTTGGCCGTACTGACGGTCACTTTCCCACCTCGCGTGTTCCTTAGTTGGACCTATCCAGACAGTAGACTTAGGCGTTAGCTCCCTAAGTTTGTCGAAGGTGTGCATGAGGTTAGCGTTGTCAGCAATAAAAACAACGTCTGCATCTTTGATAGCGCGATCTAGGTTTCCACGAACCCGCTTAACTACGTTGTCCCCTATAGTCCTAGTGTGAGAAGTATCCTTAATAAAATGAACAACGTTAGCACCTTGACTCTGCGCTAATAATGCTACATCTAAAGCCAGTCCATCAGGATCGAGCAACACGAATTTAAGCGACACGAGCAAACTCCCCATGCAGCTCTTTAGCTGCTAAGCAATAAACTACATGAGCCTCTTCTGGAGTAGCATATGTTCCTAAATGATACTGCTTACCAGATTTATTTATATAGGCTCTGTATTTTCCTTTTTTCTTAGATACACCCTTGAATCCAGTAGTGTTGTTAGCCTGGATACCAATGTTGCACGCATTATTTTGGTGGGTTCCGTCTCGTAAATTATCAATAGCATTATTAAGTCCATCTAAGTCCTTATGGTCTAGCTCACCCTCTGGCCAAGTACCATAATATATCGCCCAAGCTAAGTTATGTGCTCCGTAGCTCTTGCCAAATATGCCCACTCGTAAGTATAAACTTTTACCAGTACCTTTATAGGCATTCCCAGCTTCAGCACCAACTACTACCTTCACGCTAATTTTCTTCGCCCAGAAAAGCTTACCACTTACCGGGTCATACTTAAGCACTTCTTTTAACCGATCTATAGTAAGTTCCATTTGTTGCTACCCCCTAGTTGTTAGCTAGGGGGTACCACACCTCGATTAACAAATGATTAAGCCCATTTCTTCTTAGCTTCACGTATTGGCGACCGTGTAGACAATAGAGTAGTCAATGTTGTTAATGTTGACCTTGATCGTTGTACCCGCACTAACGGGGGTATTCGCCACGTTGATGTAGTTAGCCACGTCCTCTACGATGCGCGAGACAAGCGAGGCGTCGGTGAAGTACGCATCGGTGATGCCTGAGGTTGTCGTCGTGGCCGCGATAGTGACTGTACAAGTTGCAGACATAACTTACTCCTTTATTGGCGGTACTCAAACCGCAAGGGTTGCCGGGGCGTTTGCGCACTTCCCGGTCTAGCAAAAGCTAAGGGCTTTGTCACGGGCACCTTACGATTCTCTTGGCGGCGCTCGAACCGTAGCTTTTTCTGCCACTCCTTTGTGGCAGCGCGCTTTTCCAAGCGCCCTGTACGCTCCGCGTTCGCAAGCCAGCCGCCTACCGGCCGCACGCCCATCCAGCGAGCCCCGCTCGGGATCGCGCTTCCTTGCGTAGCTGAACCGATTTGTTGAATTGCTATCGGCTCACCTATCGTTTTAATGATATGGCTAGCAGCTTGCCCTATTTGCTTAGAAAGGGGATCGTTAGTATTACGGATAGGGTGATTAGCCCAGTCCTTATTCTCAATAACCACCTCTTTAGCAGCCTTCCAAGGGGGACGGACTTTGTTAGCTAACTCGCCAACTGGATCGTGATAGTAGCCTAGCAAGTCTTTAAAGTTACCTGGCATCAAAAGCCGCTCGGGAGAACCATCGGGGTTCTTACCACCTGTGCGGGGGGCGATTAAGTCAAGCGGACTGCTAGGAGGCTCCCCGCACATATACATCTGTGCAACGGCGCTTAGGGCACCCATGGTAACAGCAGCCGAGAGAACATAGGCCGCGTTCTGAGTTAGCGGCTCATACTTGCCTGTGGCGGCTTTATGTGTATACTGAGCTATATCTATGGCACCCTGCCCATAAGCCCGCAAAGCACCGAAGGTCCAGCCTGGGGCCATCATAAGAAGGTTAGCAGTTTGCTTGAGAAGCGGGGCCACCATGACGTTCTGCTGCGTCAGCAAACCTTCTACGTTCTCAATAGAGTCCGCTATCCTCTGCGCTTCTCTTACTTGCTCCTCTCTGATAGCTCCCGGATTGCTCTCTATGAAGCTATTCATCTTCTCAAAGAACGCACCCGCTTTAACTCTGGGTATGAAATAGGCGAATAAGGGGTGCATAGTTGAGTCGAGGGTACGGGCTACCAAGCTATAAGTAGAACCTAGAGGATTACGGTTAGGGTCTACACCTATTGCGCCCTTAATCCCCTCTTTAAGCTCTTTACCCAATACCCCACGCTTATAGGCTTCAACCCAGTTCACCTGCCCGGAGGCGCGATAGATCGGCTCGAACTCAGCCACAGTCATGTTAGACTGAGCGAGCAAGTCCGCAATATTTCCTATACCCGGAATAGTAGGAATAGTTCTAGCTGTGAACACATCATGCAGCGCAGAACCTTTACGGAAAAGAGCATAGGGTGCAGCGGGAGCGACTGCCAGTTTCTTAGCCGCTGTCCAAGGTTTACCCTCGCTTGCTGCTTTTATAGCACCCTGCACGCCCATCTCTATCGCGCCATGAACGATATTAAGTGCATGATAGCCACTAAGACCAAGAACGAAGCCAGTGCTAGCATTAAGCGCCTGCACTACACCCATATAGAGCTTACCCATATCGGTATGCTCACGGATACCTGGCCCCCATGAGTTCTCCCAAACGCGGGCTACATCATCCGCCGCATAAATTCGACGCCTGCCAACATGCTTAAGAAGCGTAGTGCCTATAGGCTCACGCTCAAATTTGCCTAGTTTCTTAGCATAATCCAGGCGCAACATTTCCTCTAAGGAGTCTTCCTTAGCGAGGAAATTATAGACATCCTTCATATACTGAAACTGTATCTCTATGGGATCGTCGAACTTAGGATGCAACCCAGCCGCTTCACCGTGCCGATATGTCTCATATTTCTTCTCCATGAAGTGACCCCTAGCAGACATCCGCTTACGATCACGCATAGACTCCTGCCAGTATTGGGAAAGGTAATTTTCCTCAAATTCCTTCTTCTCAAAAGCAGACAGTTTCTGAAACTTCTTAGCTATACCCTCATTCGCATCCTTGAGCGCCTTAACAAATGGCAACCAAGACGCCTTGAGCATGTTAAGCGCAGGAACTACGTCCTGATAACCCTGAATATAATCACGGACGGCTCTCTTAGCTACAGGGTCAAGAGCATTAATCTCCTTGCGATAGGCATCTAGCCTAGTAGCCTCTTGGATGAAAGTGCGCCGATTTTCACCAAGGGAAGAGCGAACAATCTGATGCGCGCCACGGGCACCCTCCGAAGCCGTAGAGGGCGATAGATACGCTTGGACGCTATGCCACGTCTCCTTAAGCGGGTTGCTAGAGGGGACGCGTGCGCCTCTAAGCGCGCGGGCGGGGTCGCGCAGGCCAACTTTTCCACCTCGCGGACCTGCTACAGGCTGCATGCCCGAAGACCGGGCCGGACCCTTCGTCAACGGCGCAGGAGGCTTAGGCTGCTTGGGGCCGATTGAGCCGCGCGTAATTATCTTGCCTGGCTTGCGCGCGCCAGCCTCAGGCGCTCCCGGCATCCCTCGCGCTGCGGTAGGGTAGCGTTCGGTGAAGAGAGACTGGAACTCGCGATGATGGCGGGCCTCGCGCGGCTGACGGCCAACTGTCAGTTCCGGTCCCATGCGCTCCTGCTTGGGGAGCTTGGCAGCCACGCGCATGCCTTGCTCAGGCGGAAGTGTGTCTGCAACGGCGCTTGCCGCGCGCTCCTCGAACGTGCCAGGGCTCGGACCTAAGAGCGTTCTGGCCTCCTGAGCTGCCGCTTCCTTCGTCCGCGTGTAAGTGCCGCCCTTCCTCGCTTCGCGCATGGCGCGGTTGCGCTCGCGCGCTGCGGTGTCCGCAAGACGCTGTGCCTCGCGAGCCGGGTTCGTGACTTCCCTACCCGCGCCCCGGCCCAGGGCTTGAGACTCCGCCTGCCGCGTCATGATCGTTTCGAGGCGCTGGCGTTGCTCAGGTGTAGCCTGACGTTGAGCTGGCGGCGGCGCGGTGCGCTCTAGCCGGTCCATCTCCGCCGTAGTGGCCGCTTTTACCACCTCTGGCGTGGCATTCTTGAAGCGCGAGGGGGGTTCGGGGGCCATGCGCGGCATCGGCTGCGCGCCTTGGAACTGATGCCCGAGCCCATAAGGATGGCCCCCCATGTAGGCTTCCATGCCCGCCTGGACCCAAGGTGGCGTCTCGGCTTGCAGGGCTCGCTCGCCTTGAGATACGGCTTGCGGACCCTGTACTGGAGCGCCGGTCAATTGCGACTTGTAGTAGCTAAGGAAATGGGCAAGGGGATCGACGGCACCCCCAAGATTGTACTGGCCCCCCGTCATTTGCGAGAGAGGGTCCAAGCCTAGCACGGTGCCCGCAGCGGGCCGGGCTACGTTCTCATTAAGCCAGCCTTTAGCAGTAGGAGTGATCTTCTCTCCGGAAGGAGCGAACTGGAGGGGCGCGCGGGTAGCCATGCCTAGAGTAGGAGGCTGCCCTTCCGCACCAGCCTTAATAACTTTCTTGGGCTCTATATATTGGACAGGTTTGTACTTATCCGTTTTACTAACAGTTGTGGTATCCGTATCCCTGACAAACTCAAGCGCCATTACTCCACCGGCTCAAAGTCAAGCTTTCCCTCGTGCTCAACTATTTTGTATTGCTGCCCATCAGTATCCTGGATAGTTTTACCAACTACCTTTGCGGGGTCGGCTTCTTCCCCGAACTGGGTCTTAGCTGCATCTACAAGTCTGTTGTAAACCTTATCGGGTATTGCCATGCCTGGAGTTTTCATAGCTTCTTTAGGAGCAACAGCACTGTATTTCTGCTCTATCTGCGCTTTACCCGCCTGATAGACTTCATCGGAGATCATGCCGCTAGCACGGGCTTGGTCTAATCCTCGCATATCTGTATCGCGCTGAGAGGTTAAACTAGAGCGCTCAGAACGTTCTTCGGCAGCCGTAGCAGCACCCTGTTTCTGAGTTAGCATTAGGCCCCGCCAACTCTCTAATGACTGCTGCTTACGTTGGCTAAGCTGCTCCATAGCCATCTTATGAGCTTCGGCAGCCGTAGCAGCCTCTTGTTTCTGAGTTAGCATTTGGCCCCGCCGACTCTCTAATGACTGCTCCATAGCCATCTTACGTCCTTCGGCACCCTGTTTCTGGGTTCGCATTTGATCTCGCCAACTCTCTAATGACTGCTGCTTACGTTGGCTAAGCTGCTCCATAGCCATCTTACGAGCTTCATTTGCCTGCGACTGAATCTGCTGCTGCGCCTGCTGCACCGCCATGGCGTAAGCCGCCCGCTGTTGCGGCGGGATCGAGGGTAGCTCTTGCTGTACACGCTGGCGCAGCGCGTTCATAGCTTGCTGTTCCTGAGCGGCCAACGGGTCCGTCGCCTGAGGCTGACCTTGAGGCATACCCTGAGGTTGTCCCTGTGGCTGGCCTTGAGGCATGCCCTGAGGTTGTCCCTGTGGCTGGCCTTGAGGAGCTTGTGCAAACGGATTGGGCTGCATGCCCGGCTGGCCCTGGGGCATACCTTGAGGCTGGCCAGCGCTTACCCCCGGCATCGGCTGCGCACCTTGGAACGCCTGGGGCACCCCGCCTTGTGGGGGTTGAGGCATCGGCTGCGCACCGGGAGTGCCCATGAAGCCGAGTCCATACTGCGCCGCTTGGTTCTCCTGTGCGAAGCGCTGAGCATTGATGTCCGGCCGCTGCATATGCTGGACTTGCGCGCGGAGAAGCTGATCTTGCAGGGGAGCTTGCCGCTGGGTCGTGGCAAACTGCTGCTGCATCAGCTTGCGCCGCATCATCTCGTCGGCCATCTGCTGCTGTTGCTTCTGAGCTTCCAGGTAGCCCCCAGGTATAGCCGCCGCCATACCACCCCAAGAGAAACCAGCCATAGTCTAACTCCTTAGGCCGCTACTAATCCTAGCACTTCTGGGTTAGTAGCTACGAAAGTGCCGACGCTACTAGCTGCAGCGCCAAGACCTTGACCAATTTGAGCTGCAAAGTTATTATTCGCATTACCAGCGCTGACAGCATTAGCTGTGTTCTGGTTAGCCGCTTGATAATACTGGAGATAGTCCTGGGCCTGCTGCTGCTGATCGGCTGTGAGATAGGGTAGCATCTGTGCTATGTTAGCATTGATATCAGTTTGCGCATTATAAGGCATGGAAGCTCCTGTATAGAGCTGTCCAGCACCTTGATTGCCAAGCGAGGCGCCAGTAGTAGCCGCACCCTCGCCTGCACCCAGAAGCTGCGCAATCGTAGCTGCGCCGGTTTGCTCCCGGCCTAGCTGAGTCTGTAGCCAGTTCGTATTGAACGTCTGATTAGACTGATTGCTAACTCCGCTAGCCCAAGGTGTATAGCCAAGTCCGGCTTGAGCAAGTTGAGCGTTAGTCACATCTGTATTTTGCTGCTGCTGTTGGTTATACAACTGCTGTTGGGGGTCATAGGCCGTACTAAGCGTAGCCTGGATAGCTGGGGTCAATTGTCCAGGGATGCCAGCAAACATATTAGACGTGCCGATATTCTGCGCGCCTTGAGCCTGCATAGCTTGTCCGCCAGCTTGCGCACCTTGAACAGCTTGTCCCGCATAAGGGTTATTAGCTTGACTATAATAGGCTTGCTGAAACTGAGGAGTATACTGAGCTTGGTTAGATATATTGCTCATGGCCCCAGATTGAGCAGCACCCAAGTTTGGGTCCATCGGGACAGAAGGCACTGAAGAACTCATAGCTACAGCCTCTTTATAAACACAGCTTCCCTAAACTGGTATCCTAAACTAGCGAACAAATGAGTTCTAGGCTTGCCAAGATGATTCTTAGAACGGCAAGAAACAGGAAGTTTAACTTCCTTACAGTCCATGGCTAGGGCTACTTTCTCCGCGAACCTGATAAGCTTGTAACCATTAAGCCCTTTACGGTAACTAGGATGGAGGTAAATAGTCTGCACCTCTGCAACATAACTATCAGAACCCCAGAGCTCCATAAGCTTAATAAGACCCACAAAGCCAACAAGGGTGTCCCTGTCAAAGCATCCGCAAATCTGGAGCAAATTAGCATCTACAAACCTTTGGTACTGTTGCCAGTTTACTTTAAGTGGATGCAGCTTGGCCCTTGAGGCAACTTCATTGTACCCCATCTCTAAAAGCTTAGTGGCTCGGGCTAAATCGCCCAAGCCTATTATTCGATAAGTGAGGCTCACTTAAGCTTGCCACCATCTTGACCCGTGCCAGAGGTAGTTGCAACGCTATCGCGAGTTGCACCCTCGTTTACAGAACGCTTATTATGGATCTTCCTAGAAGAGTCCATTTGAGGAGCGGCTGAAGAAGTAAGCCCCTCATGAATGCTATGCTGATGACCCTTACCAGTGCTACCAGAGTTAGACATAGTTTGCTCCTAGTTTTCCCAATCGATCCAGATAGTTTGTCCCGTACCGGGCACTACAGTGATACCATTGACGCACCTGATAATCTTTACGAGGGATAATCCCCCCGCCACCGCGGGCAAGCCCGCTACCGCGTTTGAACTCGCTGCGGCACCCGTAGAGGCCGCATCGCATACTGTACCAGCGGCGGACCCCGCCACGCAAACGTTAATCGTGCGGATGAACGCTTGCCCGATTGCAAGCGTCGTCGCTGACTGTACTGTTGCTGTGGGCATTTTCCCGTTCCTTTTCTGAAAGGCTGCTAGGTGCGGCCTTGGTTCGAATTGCAATTAAACGCGTGGCGGCGCTGACTTATAGGGATGCCCCGCTGGAAGTACACCTTGGCTTCCACAGGTCCAGGCTAGCCAGCCTTCAAGTTTCTGACGGGTAGCCGTTGACAGGGAGCCTGTTACTATAACTATCTGCTGGATGATCCCGTCAAAAAAATAGGAAGAACCTCCTAGAGATCCTATAGCACCGGTCAAAGGCGTAATGGCCCACTGACCCAGTAGAGATGTATTTAGCGTTTCGACACCATCGATGAACATATCACCTCGCCCATTTACTAGAGCATCACCCAACAGTATATGGCTACCCGCTCCCGCCCCATTAATGCCTACTTCCCCAACATTCCAAGTGTCCAGTGTAGCTATATCTCCTGTAACTATGGACATAGCTATCCCTTTGCCTGTAGCATAGGCTCCAGCTGCGAACATAGTGTTCAGGGTGGTGACAGTGGTTGCCGATTTGTTTAATGCCACACATACCCAAAGCTCCCCACCCACACTAGGATCGCTAGGCAGCGTAAAGGCCAAGCTAGTGCTGCCTGCTATATCAAAAGCTAGCCCTGGCGTGTTATTATTCGCGGTTGCGCTCCATGTAGGCTGCTTAGCGCCATTGCCTTGCGAAGCTACAACCCCATTTATGCGATCAGTCCATGAGGCAACATTGCTGCCGCTGCCAAAACTTATCGAAGGCGCGTAGGACGCGTCCCACCAAGCAAACACCTCCGAACCAAGTTGCGCAGGCGTCCATAATCTTGGCACCCCCGATGCAATTGCCGCTATAGCTCCGCTCATGACAATGCCGTTCCGCTAATGCCCCAAGCATTAGCTCCATCGAGTTTCAAGAGAGTGAACATGCTTGCGGCCCCGATAGTTCGCGTTCCGGTTCCGGCTGTACCATCGAGCCGGATAAGACTGCCGCCCGCAGGGGCTACTACAGTCAACGTTGCAGTGCTCTCGTTCGTACCAACAATCGTTTGCCCTGCTGCGATGGGAGCGTTCGCGAAAGTGTCAATCGTCCATGCGTGGGTGCCGGTATCCGTGCATCGATAGAGCGTGCCGATATCTGTTGCGATGAACGTCCAGTTTGCGTTTTTCGTGACTGGCCCACCGAGGCCGGTTAGCCGGGGATCGTTCTGGAGCGCGGAACTACCCATACTATCTAAATCGTAAGTTGCGAATTTAGTACCAGACAAGACAAGGTTGTCGTTCCCTTCATCCGAAAGAACAACAACAAGTTGGTCCGTATTCTTTACAGGGCTTACTACAATACCACTCACGAGGACCTCCCTTAAAATGCGTTAACTGAGTCTACCCAACCTACTACATCTATCTTGCCGCCTTCAATTCAGCGACCTGCCGCTGAAGCGCGGCGATGGCTGCTGCCATGGCTTTGAATTGCGCGTCGTGCGTTGCAATCCGGCGGTCGTGATCATCAACGCGGACTGCCTGAGCCCTATGCGCAGCCGTGAGGCTCTTGACCGCCCGCGCCGTAGCGGATGGCCTGTGGACCTCATGGCAGGGCGTGAGGTGAATTAGAGGACAACCTGCCCATGCCGGAGATGCAATGACCACGCAGGCCACAATGATGATGAACCGCATCAGTGCACCATTTTCTTGCCAACCAGCGTGCCGGTGTAGGTTATCACAAAAGTTTCGTTCGGGCCGGCCTCAGTAGTGAAATCGGTTGTACCGAGAGCTGCCGGCAAGATCGAAACTCCGCCTTCCGTTACGTCCGTGATTGTAGTTGCTGACCAGTAGTCTGTCTCGGGTGAAGAGCCAGTTTTATATGTGAAAGGCGAGCCGCCTGTGGAAATGGACGCCGCTCCCACGGGATTATAGCCGGTATTATTATAGATGACATTTGGATAACTTGACACAGCCCCGCTATTTACGACTGGAAGCGTGCAGGCATAAATGTAATTGTCATGAACCGTAACTGAAGCCGACGCAGCATCGAGTAGTATGCACCTTGAATTCGTTCCATTGAAATTGTAGATTTGATTATCATGTATTATTCCTCCCAATGGGGGGGAATTCTCTACGGTACCTATTTCTATAGCAGAGTTATTTGCTACACCATTTAAAGCATCAAACACGTTATCGGCGATAACGAAACCTGCAGCCTGATTTAACACTATACCTTCTTGCAATGTTGCCTGAGGTAAAAATAAGTTACCGATTATTTGTACCGGAGTTACCGCAGCCAGCACTTCAATACTTGTAGCATAGTTTGCCGAGTTTGTAGCGAATTGACTTCCTACTACGGTTAACTGGGACAAGTTTCCCGTATCGCTGGCTGGAACGAATATGCCGTAGAAGTCGCCAGTAAAATTACTGCTAGCCACGACAACGCCCTGCACATAGGATCCGTATTGTAAACCTACATTTAGGCTAGATAGATTGCATGACACGAAGTTGAACCCAACGGCATATGTGGCACTTGCTGGATTACCGCTTAATATCACTCCATTTCCAGCGGTACCTCCAGATGGGCCGAACACAGATAATGCGGTAAAGTTTACGTTCGATACATTGTTAACCACTACGCCGATTTGCCAATAATCTGTAACAGCATATCCATCGTTACCTCTGGCAGTAACCCTGGTTATGTCAGATTCTGCAAATATTGCCGGGTTTGAATCGGTAACAGAATAATTCAACCAAATGGCCGTTCCGGAACTTGTCGTATTCGAGGTCGTAAGCGTCAGGTCGCGGATGTGCGCTGAACTCGTATATGAGTTGTAGTTGATTAATATGCCGCCTGAATTATTCGGCCAGTTCAAAATAGTATTATCCTGACCCGCGCCAATGATCGTGACCGATTTCGTTCCAGAGGAAATCGTGTAGGATATAGCGGAATTTACCTTGAAAATTCCGGCCGGAAACTGCACATATGAATTTGCCGCCAACGCGCTGTTGATCGCCGCTGTACTGTCCGCGGAGCCAGTAGGATCAGCACCCCACCATACTGGGTTCGCCGCGACCGAATTCGAGCACGTCCATGCACCAGTCCATCGCACGATAAGGTAGCCAATGCTATTGCAGTAGGCCGAATCGAACCATGATGTCGCCGTAGCAGCTCCAACCTTCCCGCCATTATCATACAGGATATAACCGCTCGATCCGCTGGTTATAGCCGTCGTGCCTACGACGATTGAGCTTGCCACAGCAGTAGGCGAGCAGGTAGCCCCGAGTGTGCAATCCGCCCCATTGACTGTGACCGTGGGGCTAGTCCATGTGGCTGGCGAACTACCACCACCAGCCGATGTGAATAAATATCCAGAAGTTCCCGCAGTAGCAGGCAAGTTGAAATTGTACGCTCCCGCCGCGGAAGGGTTCAAAATGGTGACGAAGGCACCACTGGCCCCACCATTAGCTAAGCCTACGCCACCCGCCAACGTTCCAGGTATGCCAAGCATTGGTATAGCATTCTGCGCTACTGCGGGTAGCGAAAACAGCGTCAGCATTACCACTGCTAGTTTGCCTAAAATTTTCATGTCGATCACCCTTGCGATATTGCGACCAAAGACCCGTTGACCCATGGGTGCCCGACAACATGTGGGTTCGATGTTGGGAGGCTTGCTACTAAGGCATTGATTAGATCAGAGGCCGAAATAGCCCCGGTTAATCCAGCAACACTAAGGACAGTGTTAATGTTATCCAGATCATAAAGTGAATTATTAGTACTTTTTATGATAAACCACCCGTTTTTACTATCCGAAAGAACAGTAACGAGTTTGGGCGTATCCTTTACAGGGGTTACTACAAGACCACTCACGAGGACCTCCCTTAAAACGTGTTAACTGAGTCTACCCAACCTACTACGTCTACATGCCCACCAGCAACGCTGGCTTGGTAGTAGATACTATTAGACTCTAGCAAGATGTTAGTTTTCGTTGCGGCAACTTCGCTTGCTAGAACCTGGAGATATACTGGAGCAGGGTTCTCATAAGCAGCAGACCCAAGTGTACCATAGTTATAATGCGTACTAGGAGCCACTGCAATATTGGACGTAGCAGGTGTACCCAACTCTACGATACACTCCGTTGCTGTAGCAGGACTACCATACGCATTACCCGTTACCTGAAAAGCGGTCCATCCGCTAGTAGAACCGGAGATAGTAAAGGGAAATGCAGTGGTATTGCCAGAACCACTCGTTACATACCCGGCTCTTTTACCCTTCTGTAAAGTATTGTAGAAATGGCTACTACCGTCTGTGCTTATAGCCCCTACTCTCATAGAGAATGTATAACCTGAGGGCATAGAAGGAGACGTTGCAGAAAGAGAACCCAAACAGCTAAGCACCGCTCCATTCGATATGTAGTAAGTGTAATACCACGTCGAAGTTGTCAGACTACCCGTATCAAGTCCAGCAGCACCAGTAGTAGTAAAGTCAATAGTACAAGTAGATGGAGAGGAAAAAGCTATACCCCGATTGCTAGAATTAGTTACTATAATATTTCCTACATTTAAATCTACTTTAGTAGTAGGTGTGCTGGCATTGTTACTTTGTACAAAGCCCATAGCTGATGCTAAAGCTAGACCCATAGATGCCGGGGGCACGGCAAAGGGTGTATAGCTTGTCACTAGCCAGTTACCCGAACCTAAATATATAGCCGTTGCCGAGTCGTTAGCCTGTGTAACAATACTCACTTTCCCAGGTAGTATGAGGCTAGTGGCATTGTAGGTTAAAGTTAGCGAGCCAGAGAAAGTCAAGAGGTACAAAGGATAGTCCGTTTGGGCGGAAGACCCAAAGCTAGTAATAGTCGTGGCACCTGATATGCTAATGATGTGGGTAGGAGACGTTCCAAGATCGGTTGTAGTGTTAGAGGATAGAGTTGATACTTTACCAAACAAATTAAAAGCATAAGGTGTAAGAAGATCGAATTGCGTACCATCGAAGAAAGCAACTACCGGGTTTCCTGCAACGATCTCACCGCCGGAGAGAGGTATAAGGCCGCTTGCTGACAACTTCAAAACTGCCGTTGCAGGAGTACCATTGTAGGCTAGCGTCAAAGCCCCTGTATTCGTATATCCCGCAATGAACTCTACTGTATTGCCAGCACTTAATGTAAACCCAGATGGAGTTATTCCCGTTGCCACCGCTTGCACATTTGCAGTGCCTGTAGATGTACCCCCTGCATAGGTAGCACTACCCCCTTGGCCTTTAGACAATGGAGTAGTCAACCCTACGATAGAGGTAATGTTAGAGTTAGCCCCTGCTTTAGCAGCATTAGCATTTACTTGGCTAGTTATGTACGCATAATTAGCCATGACTTGCCCAGCATCGGCAGTCGTACCATTAGTCAAGGTATAGGGTAGAGAACCAATAATCTGCGCTTGAGCAGTGGATAACCCTAACCATATCAAGAAAGCAGCTAAAAACCTAGTCATACTCAAGCTCCAACAGCGCTGTAGTTTAACTTATAACCAAGTTTCTCTATTCTGGTATCGAACGAACCTAGTCTGAAGACAGGAGAAGAGTTACCCTTACCTGCAAAGTAAGCACGTTTAAAAACTATGGGGATAGCATAATCTAGTGCATAGGTAGCATATGCCTCAACTGTCCCAGCCCAAGGTGCGGCACCCCAAGTAAACGAACCCCATATAGTAGGGACTGCTCCTATATTTATCGTAGTGGAGGCTAATAAATTGTTCAGTTCATCGTAAACAAAAAAACTATAGTTATCGGTACTGCTCATCTGTAGGTTAATAGTTTGCTCAACAACAGAGTGCATAGACATATCATCCGTTGTTGGTAGCAAGGGAGTCTCGAACCCAAATTGTAACTGACTACCATTCTCCACAAACCCGCTTGTAGAGTTAGGAATAGTTACCGCTTGCCACAATGAAGCTGTGACCTCTATGGGGACCTTGATAAATTGCGAGCCTAGCCCTTGTATCAGAGATGCGGGGAATGTATGGGGTCCACTCCACCGCTTGCCAGACATGTGATAAAAATATTCTTGGTTAGGGTTACCACTAACCAAGGCATTCTGTAAGCTAACTCTAATTTCATCACCCGCGTAGGCAACTACTATTCGGGTAGGAGTAACTGCATTGTAGAATATTCTAGCCAGCCCCTTACCATAGTTCCCCAAAGGCTCACTAACAGCCGCGGTGCTATTTATAAACCTCACTCCCTCAGGAGAAATGAAGCATATCCCGATTGGCGTAGCACAGACAGAGAGCTGGCTATAAGTACCTGTAGCTACGTTTAACTGGTTAAGTGATAAGGTCGATAGAGCCGCATCACCAGTAACTTGGTACATAATAATGTCGCCTACAAAAGCTATGAGTGACTGGATGATACCACCTTGCACTTGGTTCTGCAAAGGCATACCAATAAGCGCAGTTATAGTTTGGTTTGTGCCAAGTGTGAGTACCTGCGTACCAGCGGTGCAATTAATAGGGTCGTTAGTATCAGAGAAAACTAAAGCGTTCT